TTAAATTTTTAACTAACAATAAATCTCTAAAAGTACTAGAAGACGCAAATGATAGTGTACTTGTTGACATAATTTTTATTTATTAATAAATAGACAATTTATCTATTTTAAGCGTATTGTTTTACTCCCGGATTGAATAATTGTTGTTTGTTACTCGTTGGTGATGTCAAACCCCCGTTGTTAAACGATTCCTTTACAGCTGTACCTAAAGCTTGTGATACATCAGTATTTTTAAACATTTCAACCAATTGATTTGTGTTTATATTACTTGGTGCCGTTATATTAATATCTAACGTATGTCTTATATTTAAATTAGAATCGGTTGATGGGGTTGAAGTAGTTTTAGATTCACCACCTTTACCTAACTTTGATAAAACTTCTTCACCTTTTGTAAAAGCTGCGAAAGTATCTTCAGGTAATAATTTGATAGATTGTCCAGGTAGTTTTAAAACATCATTACCTTGTATTGTTGTTTCAGCTAAATTCTTAACATAGTCAATTGCATTTCCAATTATAGGGTATTTATCCGTAAGTTTATCTAGTTCTGTTTTTGCGTTAACAAATGATGTTTTAAGTTCAGTTGTCATAAATTTGGATAATTCTGATAATGGTTTACCACTCTCAGCCATTTTATTAATTTCTTCACGAATACCTTTCGGTGAAATTCTTTCTGAAGGAATTTTAGTCACAGCTTTTCCCACATCACGAATAGCTTCAATACCAGTACCAACAGGTTTACTTGCAGCTATACCTAATTTTGGTGAAGCCACCAAAGCAGCGATATTGTAATCGATACTATCTAAAAAACCAACTTGTTCTTTAGCAAGTTCCTCCATAGTTGGTGGTGCTTTACTAGCTGCCTCTTCTAATTTTTTTATTTCATTTTCATCTAATAAACCAACTTCTTTTTCCTTCCCATCAACACTTACAACGTATTTACCATCTTTCATTTGTGCCATATTAGCAATCAGATTTTTTTGTTCTTTGGTGAAGGTGTCTGGAAATTTAATTTCTTTTAACTTTTTATCTAAGTCAGCACTACCCAAAGCCATTTTGGTAAGTTCATTATATGATATACCCATAGCTTCAGATATTTCCCTAAGTTGTCTCTTAGCTCCTGGCATAATTTCAAAATTACCATCTTTACCTAACTGAACAAACTGTTGTGACATCTTAACAATTTGATTTTGAAGTTCAGCTGGGTCATTTTGTGATAAATCCATTAATCTTAGTGGGTCTAACAAATCACTTTGTGCTACACCTAATCTTTGTAGAGAAGCGGCTACTTTTATGGCACCCTCAGGGTCGAACACCTTTTCAGCGAATTGGAGTGTTTGATTCATATTGATTCTCAACATTGTCGCTTGTGCAGCCATTTTAGCTAAACCAGAAACACCCCCTTCAAAATTGTATTTATTAAGAGCTTCCATATTTGATAACACATTTTCAGAAACTGATTGAGCGTTCACACCAGATTCACGTGCGATATCAACAACCTTTTTCATTTCTTTTGTAGCATCAATAGATGAAATACCAACATCGGCCATACCCTCAACAATTCTTCTCACAGATTGACCAGTCACTTCTGTTGTAGCAAATAAATCTTTACTTGCTTGTGCGGAAACCGTAATATTCCTTCCTAAAGTACTCGACACATCTTTTTGAATTTCAAGAACTTTATTCATGTCACCACCTAACTCCATAACACCCTTAGTAGCGTCAGCTATTGATTCTCTCATTTTCTGAGCCATAGCTTGACCTTGACCAAACTGTTTTAAAGCACTTAAAGCAGCTTTATCTAATTCGACAATAACATCCTTATAAGATGATGGGTCGATAAGTGATTTTAATTCATCTAATATACCTTTAGCCATACAAATGTCTTTATAAATAAATACACCAAAGAGAGTTTTTAAAACTACTCATTTGGTGTATTATCATCTATTATTTTTTCAATTAAAAACTTTCTAACATATGTTGGCATTGTCAAAAAGTCAGAGTATGAAGTTCTTATGTGTTTTGAAAGAAAATAATATTCTTCTATTAAAAATTGTCTATGATTGGAAGAAAGGGAGAAAAAAGTCCACCCCAAAGGTAATCTCGAAAGACACCAATTCTCCAGACGGGGCGTAAACAGTTCTATTTAAATCTAATGAAGGTTCATTTTCTCTAACAAATTTTCTTATGAATTTTGAATCCATAATAGGTAAAGAATCAACCATTGTAGACAATTTACCTTTATCTGTTTCACCATCCAATTCAACAATATGTTTCAAAACTTTCCATGTAACTTTTGGTGCTTGTCTTCCAGGTGGATATTGTGAGGCCATTTTTTCGATTTCTAAAGTATCATTAAATGTAATTGGTTTTAACTTGACCTTTTTATTTGTCTTTGGTAATGTTGTTGTAAATGTACCATCCTCATCCGGTTTTACCTCTGTTTGTTTCAAGTTTAACTCATCTAACGTAACACTTGTAATAAAATTTTTATCTGTTTTAGGGTCTTTCAAACTAATTTTGTATTCTGAACCAAAAGATGTGTTCCTTAAAAAAATTAGAATTGCTTCAACATCCCCATTCAACAATTCTTCTGGTCTTAAATCATGTTCGTATAATTTATTTTTCAAAATTGTAAAAATTATGTTTTCACCATTATCAGATGAACCAACCAAATAATTTTCATCATTGGCTGTCAAATAACCAACTTTTACTGATTTTTTTTTGGATTTATAAAAAATCCCACCACTCGGTAGTTTAACAATGTCGTGTGGTAAGTTGAAATTTTGAGTTGCTGCTTCGTAAAGATTTTGTTCCATGTTTTTTTTTTATAAATAATAAGTATTAATTTTTTTTAATAAATAAAAAACCTCACATAGTGTGAGGTTATAAATTTTATTTATTATTTAGATTTTCAGATGAAAATTAGTACACCAATACACATCTATCCATACGTAGAGTTGCTGATATTGTAGCTAATGAATCTTGACTATAACTTAAAGAATCAAAATTAACATCACTTAAAAATGTACCTTCTAAAATCCATTTCTCAACAACAACACCTGTCGGGTCTAACATTTCCAAATCAACATTTTTCTTATACCCAGCTGCGTAACCCATACGACCAGTAACTGATTCAGCACATAGTCTCACCCATTCCATCAATGCCTGTGAAGCCGAAGGACCAATTGGGTCTCTAAATTTTACACTTATTGTACCCCATGTAAACCTTCCAGCCACATAAGTTTCAGTATTTAAGAATGGTATCGCTACCGGATTAATTGTAATTTTTGGTCTTGCTGCGGATTCTACAAACCACTCATTAATTCCTAATGTTGAAGGGAACCTTAAAATAAACCTATTTACCCTTTTTGGTTCGTATGGTATAGGCATTTTCATTAACAAATCAGCCATCGTTCTATTGTTTTAATTTTTTATTTTTTGTTTATTATAAATATCGACTAAAAATTTTTTCTATTTACTTTTGTATTTATTTTTTTAAAATACAAGCAAAATTTATAACTTTTGCGATTTAATATTAATATTTTTGTTTTATTCCTCCTTTAGTAGAATAAGTTTGAATTATATTATCCGGTTCTTTTTCAAAATGTTTCTTCACACTTTCCACATTTTTTATATCGTCATCAGAAAATCCAATTGTTGGTATAAAGAAATTACTTATTTTGTTTTTTAAATATGCCTTATTTTGTAATTCTTTAGATATTTTTTTTACATAATCTTTAAATTCATCCAAAGCTTTAATTTTTCCTTCTTCTGGATTCAGGGCTGAACCTTCTCCATAGGTTACTGGATAAAATCTACACATATCTAAATATTCCCGAATCATCCCCCTTTTAGATAGTTTACTTTGGTCTGTCAAATCCCTGTATTTTTCTAAATTTCTTAATAACTCATTCGAATCAATCCCTTCGTAATTTAAAACAATATAATTATAACAAGCTTCTTTAATAACACTCGGATTATGTCCCCTAGCGGTAACAATAGCAAAAATAGAACCGTTGTTGATAGCTTCCACAAAATCAGGCCAAGCAGGTCCCGGTTTAGCTGTTATAGCGTCAATTATAAATTGTTTTTCACCCTCATCCTTAAAATACCTAAAAGGTTTGTCAGCTAACCCAACAATCTTGTGACCATCAAAATCAAAAATTTCTTTACCAATTAAATCTCTATAATCAGCGAATTCTTCAGTTGACATTCCAACTTCTTGACCATCTTCATCAATCAAAATTATTTTTGTTGGCATTGTAACGATATTGTCATCCCAATCAAAAGCGTAATACTTTTCGTCTGGAGCTCCAAATTCATCAATTCCTTCTATAATTCTTAAACTCATTTTTTGTTTGTAAGGCTTAATTATGACCCACCAATAAGATAGGTCATAATTTTTTATATTAAATATTTTCGAAAGACGCTCCTGTCGGTGTGATATAGAACGTAATGTCGATAAATTCTAATGATTTAGTTGGTTTGATGTAAATCTTACCGGTCATTTGATTTCTATCCAAATCTGCCACATCCGAAGAAACTGTTACACGGAAATCGTATAAACCTCTATCTCTTCTAATCGCGTCTAATATTGGATTTACAGCGTCTAAGAAATCTTGTCTAACTTTTTGGTCATTTTGTTCGAACAATAATCTAACTGAAACCGCAGAAATCAATTTACGTGCTTGAAGTAATAATCTTCTAACATTAATTCTATCGAGTGCTGATTGTGCTACCTGTAGAGTTTTGTTACCCCAAATTACCGTTCCTACATCTGAGAATGTTGCGATTGGGTTGATTCTACCCTGATACAATGTGTCTCTATCTTCTTGAGTAAGTTTCTTTCTCGCTTTGATAGAGTTTACAATACCACGTGTGTAACCCGCTGCAGCGAACCAAGGGAAAGCTATATTATCCGTCAATGCTAAGTTTCTTGTTACTTCAGCTGTTGGTGGTAAGTATATTTGTGTGTTATTTACACTATCTCTTGTTAATACCCATGGATAATAAGTAGCTGTGTAGTTAGAATCTATACCGGTATCTTCAAGATTATTAACCGCTTCTTGTGGATAAATTAAAGCACTTGGGTCTGGTGAAGGTATAAATAAATCACTATCAGGTGTTGTACAAATGTACAGTGAGTCAGCTCTGTTAAACTCAATCATTTCGATAGCTGATTCAACTAAGTCAGAGTTATTTACATAATCAATACCTGGTGTTACAAACAAGTTAATGTTTACCGCTTCAGGATTTGAAAAAGTTTCTTGTCCTAACAAGTAAGCGTAGTAGTCTGAATTAGCGTAATCAACACTGTTGTTTCCAACTGTTATTTGTTTAAATGCACCCCAACCAGTAGCTGTTGGATACTTAATATCCGGACAGTAACCTTTTAAGAAAGCTGAACCACCTAATCTAAAATTATCTGTATTACTTCTTGACTCTCTGTATATATCCCAACCATCGAATCCACCTTGTACAAGTAATGAAAATTTACGAGAATAAATTCTGTAGTAAGGGTTTGCTTCACTTGATGGGTCTGTTGTGAAAGTGGCGTCCCCAACATAAAAAGCTGGTGTTCCACTTGTTGTATAAACATTTGAAATCGTTATACCACTCGCGTTTTTATCCATGTGATAACCTTTAGTAAGTGTTAACCATTCAGCAGCGTCACTATCGATACACAAATTCAAAGGTCTTTGTTTTCCCTTGTATTGGAAGAAATCTGAGTCATAACCAGCACCGTTTCCTGTAGAAATACCTAAATAAGTTCTACGAACATTATCACCAGGACTTAGTGTTGCATCATTACCCCCAGAACTCAAACCAAATGGTGGGTCGAATACAACTTCACCAGGAAAATCATATTTAGTTTTGTAAATTGGGAATGGTGACCTTGATGAACCATATTGTCTGAATTTGAATCCTCTAAAACCACAAGGTAATGTGTCAATAGGAGCGTCTTCATTCATCTCAACCATGATATATTTTGAGTTTAACTCATACTCACCATCTGAAGTACCAACTTTTCTTGCTACGAACGAATTTTCATTAGGGTTCATTGTACAATTAGTAAACTTCTCTAAAACAACAGGATTGTTATCAGTATCAAAGAAATCTCTCACCAAAATATCAAATGTTAAGTTACCAAATGACATATTAGCTATCGAAATTTTAACTTGTGTGTTTGCCGCATTACCATCAGAAATTGTTGTAAATCTGAACAAATCAAACACCTTGTTACCTCTTACTTCAGAAACAACCCATGGTGATACTGGTGTTTGATATCTTTCCAAGTAGTAAGCTATTGAAGATGAATCACCCCCCGCAGCTCTTGGTAAAGCTACCATATCACAACTTAAACCTCTAATATATCCTTTATTATAACCATAGTTTAATAATGATTGGAATTTCTCCTCAACAAACAAAGGTGTTGTTGTTCTTGGTTTAGCAAAATTAGAAGAACCAAATACTTTAGAGATATATTTAGAATCTGACTCACTAAATGATGTTTCAAATAAGAAAGTGTTACCTTCGTAATCTGTAACATTAATTCCAAAAGTTGAATATGGATTTTTTAAAACATTTGAATAATTTGAATTAGTACAATTCATTGTTACATCTGTTGTTGCTGAAACTTGGTAAAGAGGTCCATCACTTCCAGCACCGTAAGTTGCAATACCTCTTGAACGTAACGTAGCGATTACCATATCATCAAAGTCTGTGTATGAAACACCGGAATAAACATACATTTTACCACTTACTGTTCCACTATAACATGTTGTAATTGTACCAATATTATTAGAACCAGTATTTCCTGAAGTTGAAGGGTTACAAGGATTTTCTATTGTTACATTTACAGTCCAGTTTTGAATATTAGAACCATCTTGTGATGTTAATATGTATGTTAAAGAACCACCTGAAAAGTTTTGTGTTGTACCGGTACTTTGTTGTGTAACACTGTTAACAGTAACACCTGTTGTACAAGCACTAAACGTAACAGTTAAAGCTGTAAGTCCCGATGTTGGTGTTGATGAATCTAAAACAACATCAATTGTATTTGTGTTGTAATTAATACTACCAGATGTGTTTGACACTGTAGCTGAACTTACTGAAAACGAATAGAAGGACGCACAATTCGATGTTGATGTTGTTTCTGTTAAATTAGTTACAACATTGTAGAATGAAAAACCACTATAGGAACCACTATTATTATCGAATAATGAATAATACCAAGGGTCATTATTTGCATCCGTGAAATCAGCACCATCAGAACTTACACTATCAACTTCAAATACGTTTGTTTCGTTTGTATAAGCACTTAATGAGTTGTAATCAGAACCTGATATCGTACCATAATAATAAATAGATGTACCAGATGTATTAGCTGAAGTTATCACACCAAATAATTGTGTTTCAATATTATCTAACAATGTTGATGTTGACCCATCAAATGTTTCATAAGTATCATTAACTTTATTAGAAATAAAAGTTGGTAAACCAGTCACAGAAACTGTGTTTATATCACTATTACACCCAGTAAACGTAAATGTAAATGGAATTATTGTGTATCCAGTACATATATCAGAACATGAAGAAATATCATATGTGAATCCTGAACATTCAAAACCAACAGTGGATTTATCTACGTTCGCTATTGTTTTTATCGACCAAGAAGGTCCCGCGTCGTAACCGGAAAGACCCAAAATTCTTGTTACGAATAATTGATTTGATTGTTGTAAATAAGCTTTCGCTATATACGAAGCTTCATACTTCGGAATTTGTGTATTAATAAACTTTTCAGGTGACGTACCCCCAAAGTAATTAGTAAATTCATCGAAATTTCGTATAAAAATTGGTTCGAAAGCTGGACCCCTTAAAGTCTCACCAACAACACCCAATGTGGTTACCCCCACACTCTGAGCTACGAAACTTAAATCAACTTCGGAAGTATATACCCCTGGAGATACGAATACTTTACTGTTTGTTGCCATTAGTTTGTCTTGTTTATAAATTTATTTTATTGATAAATATTACAAAAAAAACCAAAATACTTTACTTCCAAGACACTATTTATATTTTAGGTAGATTATTTTCTACCTTTTTTCTACCTATGGAAAACAATGTAAAAAAGATAAAAAATTTGAAGATATCCCTTGAGACACATGAGATACTCAAAACCTACTGTGAAAAGAGGGGGATTAAAATGTACAGGTTCTTAGAAAGATTAATAATTGAGAAGTGTAAACCAAAAAAAGATATTTACGGGGAGGATTAAAATATATTATCAATGAACTGTATCACTGATTCCTGACTGTTATCATTTTTAACAACATCAATCTGTAATGTATCACCAGTGTTGATTTGAATTAAACTTAAATCACTTCCGTAATAATCACCATTGATATAGACATCGAAAGAATCTACATTAATTGTGTCTCCAATATTAATATCAACAACGTAATTAAATACTTGTGTTAATGATGTAACCCCAGGTAAGAAAAGAGCTTTACTACCTGGTCCTTCTTCTTGTTGTTTTCTTTTTCCCCTTTTTGTTGTTGTTTTATCAAATTCAACAACTTGTAAAACTCTTGTAATAGCTGGTGAAACTTCAAATTCATCTTCGTCAATTAGAAATCCTAACATAGTAAATTCATATGATTGAATATAATATTTTCTTTTTTCGATTTCCATAACAGATTCATCAGTAATATTACCCATCACAATTGGTATGTAGTGACCTTTAATGACTGAGTAAGCTTGTCTTGAAGCAAACTTTTCTAAAACAATTTGATTAAACTTATTCAACTCTCTCATCCTGTTACACACAATTTTCACAGAATATGTAATATCTACCGGTACCGGTTGAGGTATTGTATATATATCCATACCGTTTCTTTGACCGTCCCAGGTAGGTACCTGAGCGTAAAAATATTGTTTTCTATTCGGAATATTATATAACAATGAAGGATTTGTTCCAAACTTAACTTCAGGGTTTCTAACAATTGTTACAAATGGGGGTTCAGCGTTTTTATCAATATTTTGAAAGTTCCATGTTTCAGTAAACTGTGACCAATTTTGGAGTGTAATAATAATATCTACAGTAGGAACAGTTTTACCCTCAACAACCAACTTTAACTCGTTTTTAACAAAATCTAACATACCACCATCTAAGTCAGCGTGTAAAATTGACTTTGGTAAATATGTACCGTCTTGATTAATTTTTTCTAAAAGTTCTTCTCTTCTTGGAAGTAAAGTTTTAGGTTTAGTTAACGGTAAATTTTTTTTTATTTTAGTTGGTAAACCCATATTATTGTTCAATAACAAAAATTTTATTTTTTGAGTAAATCATTTGTACCTCTTTAGCTGAAAAAATTGGTTCTTCAGTAGTTTTCAAAACAAAACTTTTATATCTGTATGGGTCATACGTCACAATGTTTTCATTTGGTTCTTCTGGAAGATTTTCACAAGGAAATTCACAATAATCCATCAAAATACCTGTCACAAAAGCGTGAACATTTTTCTTTTTTTCCTTATTCACTTTTTCATTACCAGCTGGTTGTACAAGAAATTTAACATTTGTCAATTTAACAGCGTCTGCAAGTAGAACAACTATACCTTTATACTGAACTGAAAAGGTGTCCTTATGTAAGTTTCGATAAACTTTAACTCTTTTACCAATGAATTTTTTTTCTTTATTGTTGTGACCACATTCATGACAAATATATGGGTCATTACCACCATCTGATAATTCCCAAGACCAACCACAATTGTCACAAATTACTTCTTTATTTGTGACAAGTTCCATAATCATTTTGTATTGATTTTCTTTGATTATTATTTTCATTTTTTTAATAATATGTCGTTATTGTTTTAACTGGTAATTTAAAATAAAACTTAAACCATTCTTTCATTGGTTCCATCCAATTAGTACCGAATAAATCATCTAAATGTTTTCCATATTCACCTATAACTTCTAAAATCGGGGCTTTATCTCTAAACGGTTTTTCTGCTGGTGAATAACCGTAATAATCCTCTTCAAAATAATGAAAAATTATATCAGAATCTTCTTCACCCTGCCAGTCACCTTTATAAAATATCAAAAAATTTTCATTTTCAATGTCAATGTCAAGATAACCATTTTCATCTTCACCCATACCATAAGTCCAATTAATTTCATTACCATTAAAATAATTATCAAGATACTTATCAATTATTCTGTATAGTTTATTTTCTTTTATAATTGTTTTCACTACAATCCTCTAAATTCATTATTTGTAACTGGTGAAGCCATAATTGTTCTATAGAAGAATTTATAACCACCGATTGTGTGTTTATTATCTGAAGTTACCCTACCGTCATTATTTACAACATAATATCTAACTTTATCCTCTGTTTCATAATATCCAATATAATCACCGTAACTTATCTCTATTTCCAATTCATCTAAATCTCTTTGATAAACAGATACTTTCATGTTACCCGGTTCCATCTGGTCAAGTTTAGAATTACCCAAATACTTGTTTTCTGGAGCTAATATCTGAACATACCCTTTAAATTCTACAGGTGGTAAAAACTTAATACCGTCAGAAGCAGTTTCGCCGTAAACGTCATCAGTTTTTGTTTTATACCTGTCAACACGGTACAGAACTAATGTAAAATTTAAGTCATTGTGTAACCATTCAGAACCAAAATCCTGTTCTAATGTAAAGTCTTCTGGTCCAAAAAATTTACCTATTCTAGTAATTGGCACTCTTGAATTACTCATATAGTTATTCTTTTTAATTGTTCATTATATGATTTTGACCTTATTCCTGAATTAGTGATAATAACATCAAGACCTAAAAAAGATTCAATATTTATTTTCAAAGTTGAGTTCCATTTTTGTCTCACAAAATCAGAAGCTCTCATATCTGAACTCCTTAAAAATTTACTGTCATCATCAACAACATATACTACTGATAAATAATATTCATTATCTTTATAAGACAAAGGTTCCAAATCAAATTCAATATCTAAAACACCGTCAGGTTTTATAAATTTTATAATTTTACCAAGAAGGTTATTAAATCTTTCTAATTTTGATTTTCTGTTCATATTGATAAATATCAATAATTATGTTATATTTCTAAGAAATTGTTTATTGTGGAAAACAATATATCTGAAAATTCTAATTTAACGATTGAACAACGTACATTAACTCTTCTTGAAAATTACCGAGGAGCGAATAACTATATACTTAAATTAAAACATCAAAAGGAAACGAATCAGAAATTCTTTCCAACAAGGTCACAATGTGAATATATAACAAACTACAATGAAGTCACACCAAAGGTAGCCAAAAGATGGGTAGATTTAGACCCTTACTTTGCCAAAAAAATTGCTGATGAAAAATTATTGTTGAAGATTCCACAAAAAATATGGGTTGAAAAGCTATTAGTTGAAAAAGAAAAATCATACCATGTTTGGGGAAAAATTCAAGAAGGTGAAGATATCCATGATTTTTGGTTACCAAAAGGTGCTTTGATTAAAACACATACAATCAAAGATGTTGTAATTGACTATGAAAAGTATTCACATCGTCCACCACTAAACCATCAAAAAGAAGCTATTGAAAAATTAGCTGGTTCAAAAAGATTCATTCTCGCTGATGACATGGGTCTTGGTAAGACAACCAGTACAATTATTGCTGCTTTAGAAACTGGTGTAAAAAAAATATTAATAATTTGTCCAGCTTCATTAAAGATAAATTGGCAACGTGAAATACAAAATTATTCAGATAGAAGTGTTTTTATTTCTGAAAGTAA